TTATTACCTAAAGAATTAAGAGAAGAATTTGAAACCCCACAGTAATCTTACATTATTTGACTGGTTAAAAGAGATTACTCTAAATAAACATAAATGGAGCTCATTCAGTGAAGATGATAAAGCTTCATTTAATGTTTATATGATAAATCGTTACTTATCAATGAGTCAAGAATACATTGATATAGTTAACTATGTTCAAACAATCCCCTATACTGAAAAAGAAAAAGTATACAAAATATACTGTAGTATAATACCTAAGAGAAATGTTTGGTTAAAATATACCAAATCGAACAAAAAATCTAATCCAGATATTTTATTACAGTACGTAGCAAAAGAATATGCTATTTCGCTTGGAGAAGCAAAAGAATATATTTACTTTCTAGGTAAAGAAGGCATCACAGATATTTTAACCAGACATGGTGTAGATGAAAAAGAACAGAAAAAACTTTTAAAAGATTTAATTATATGACAAAAAATAGTGAACTATATCCTGATTTTGGGAAAAATATTGTAAATGAGTTTGAAACTAATTATCCTCAATTATCTAATGAATTCAAACAAATTCAACAGGAGCAATATAGATTATTTGCTTCCAAAATGATGGATTATGGTATACAAAATATAGCTTTAGGTTCAACATTAGAAAACGAAGAAGATGTTAAATTTTCTATAACTGGTATTTGGTTACGATGTAATGATAAAATCAATCGTTTAAAAAACTTAATTAAACGTGATGGACAAAATTATGTTAAAGGTGAATCAATGATTGATAGCTTTATTGACTTATCTAATTACGGGATAATAGCAATGATGGTTTTACGAAACAAATGGAAAAAATAAATTTTGAAAAAACAAATACCAAAAATAATAAAGGAAATTCAGAAACATAGCTTTCCAGAATTAGATAAAAGTATTGTAAAAACAATATCTTATAGTCAGATGTCTATGTTTATGTCTTGTCCTAAAAAATGGGAGTTACAATATAAAGAAGGAAATTATAGTTTTAAACCATCAATTCATGCTACTTTTGGAACAGCGTTACATGAAACCTTACAAAATTATATTACTGTATTTTATGAAGAAAGTGGAGCTGAAGCTGATAGAATTGATATAGAATCTTACTTTCAAGATAGATTAAGTGAAGTTTATAAAAGCGGATATGAATCAAATCAAAAAGTTCATTTTAGTACTCCTGAAGAACTAAGAGAGTTTTATGATGATGGTTTAGAAATTATAAAATTCTTTAAAAAAAAGAAAGGAGGATATTTCGATAAAAAAGGATGGCATTTAATAGGGTGTGAAATACCAATTCAATTACCACCCCACCCTGACTATAAAAATATAATATATAAAGGTTATCTTGACTTAGTATTATATCATGAACCAACAAATACTTTTAAGATTATAGATATCAAAACAAGTACTCGAGGATGGAATGATAAAAATAAAAAAGATGAAATCAAGCAATTCCAATTAATACTATATAAACAATACTTTAGCCAGATATTTAATGTTCCTGTAGACAATATTGAAATAGAATTCTTTATTGTAAAAAGAAAAATATGGGAAAAATCAGAATATCCTCAGAGTCGTATTCAAACATTTACACCATTAAGTGGAAAAATCAAATCAAGTAAAGCATCAAAAGCTGTTTATGATTTTATTGATAAAGTATTTGAACAAAATGGAGAATATAAAAATACAAAACATGAAGTGAATCCAAGTAAAGATAATTGCATGTATTGTTTTTTTGCTGATAAACCTGACTTATGTTCAAAAGGTCAAGAAATTTTAAAAAAAGATTAATTTTTCATATCTCCGCATATATTTATATATAACAATCAAAATAAAACAAAATATATGAAAAACGTACAAGTTCTTACAAGTGTTAAAGTTAACAGCGCAATATGGGATGAATTTAGAATATCATGTGTTAAATACAAGTTCTCACTACAGAAATTAGCAGATAGAGCAATGCATTTATATTTAACAGATCCTGAATTTAGAAAAAAAGTCCATAGTCATACTAATATTGACATCGAAACAAAAGATTAATTAAATTAAAAAACAAGTTATATGAATTCAGAATTTAAATATTTACCTCTTGATAAGAGGAAAAAAATCATGCTCGTAACAGACGACATACGTGTCCATAGTGGCGTAGCAACAGTTGGGAGAGAGATTGTTATACATACTGCCCAACATTTTAATTGGGTTGTAGTTGGAGGATCTATAAAACACCCAGATAGTGGTAAACGATTTGACTTATCCCAAGATACTAATGGTATATCAAATTTAACAGACTCATCAGTTATTTTATACCCAGTTGATGGATATGGTACTCAAGAATTAATTAGACATTTAATTGAACTTGAAAAACCAGATGCAATAATGTTAATTACTGACCCTCGTTATTTCACTCATATTTTCCAAATGGAAAGTGAAATAAGAAAAAAAATACCTATCACATACTTAAACATTTGGGATGACTACCCAGCTCCATTATATAATAAAGCATATTATGAAGCTTGTGATTTATTAATGGGTATTTCAAAACAAACAGTTAATATTAACAAATTAGTATTAGGTAATAAAGCTGATAATAAAATTATAAAATATGTACCTCATGGTTTAAATCATGAAGTAATGAAACCATTTGATTATAACGATCCTGAATTAGTTAAATTTAGAAAAAATTTATTTGGAAATAAAGAATATGATTTTGTATTATTCTTTAACTCTAGAAATATTAGAAGAAAACAAATTCCGGATGCTATGTTAGCATATCGTTTATTCATAGAACAATTACCTATTGAAAAAGCTAAAAAATGTGCTTTTGTATTACATACAGAAATTGTAAGTGAACATGGTACTGATTTAGAAGCCATTAGAGAATTATTTCTTGAAGGTGAACAATATAATGTTTATTTCTCTACAAATAGATATAATACTCATGAAATGAATTTATTATATAACTGTAGTGATGCTCAAATATTGTTAACATCAAATGAAGGATGGGGATTAAGTTTAACTGAAGCTATATTAGCTGGTCGTCCAATCATCGCTAATGTAACAGGCGGAATGCAAGATCAAATGCGTTTTTCTAAAAACAATAAATGGATTGATTTCGATGCTGATTTCCCTTCTAATCATAATGGCACTATAAAAGAGTGTGGAGAATGGGCATTTCCAGTATTTCCAACTAACCGTTCACTTGTTGGTTCACCAGTTACTCCGTATATTTGGGATGACAGATGTACATCAGAAGATGCTGCTGAACAAATTATGAATGTTTATAATTTAGGAAGAGAAGAATTAAGACGCAGAGGATTAAAAGGTAGAGAATGGGCAATAAGTAAAGAAGCTGGATTTACAGGTGAGCATCAAGGTGAAAGAGTAATAGAAGCTTTTGATGAATTATTTGAAACTTGGAAACCAAGAGAAAAATATGAATTGATAAATTGTAATGAAGTAAAACCAAACTCTATAAACCATAAATTAATATATTAAAATAAAAAAATTATATGAATAAACCGTTATTTATAATTAGTAGTTGTTATGATACATACAGTGGATATGGAGCTAGAAGTCGTGATTTGATAAAAGCTATTATTGAAACTGATAAATATGATGTTAAATTATTATCCCAAAGATGGGGAAATACACCTTGGGGATTCTGTAAAGACAATCCAGAATGGGGATTTTTATTAAATCACAATTTACCTAATAATCAATTAACTCAACAACCTGAAATATGGATGCAGATTACAATTCCATCTGAATTTCAGCCTGTAGGAAAATACAACATTGGTGTAACAGCAGGTATTGAAACAACAGTATGTGCTCCTGATTGGATTGAAGGATTAAATAGAATGGATTTGAATTTAGTTTCATCTAATCATTCGAAAAAAGTATTTGAAGAAAGTAAATTTGAAAGACGTAATCAACAAACAAATCAAGTAGAAGGAATGATACAACTTCAAAAACCAATTGAAGTGTTATTTGAAGGTGCTAATTTAGATGTTTATAAGGTTATAAACCAAAATCAAATTACAAACATCGAACTTGATTCAATTAAAGAAAGTTTCGCTTATCTTTTCGTAGGACATTGGGTTCAAGGCGACTTAGGTGAAGACCGCAAAAACGTCGGCTTATTAATTAAGGCGTTTTATGAGATATTTAAAAATAAAAAGACAAAACCAGCTCTTATTTTAAAAACATCAATGGTTGGATCATCATATATGGATAGAGAAGAAATTCTTAAACGTATTAAGATGATTAGAAAAACAGTTAATTCAAAAGATTTACCAAACATATATCTTTTACATGGTGAGTTTTCAGATTCAGAAATAAATGAATTATATAATCATTCTAAAGTAAAAGCAATGATTAATTTAACTAGAGGTGAAGGATTTGGTCGTCCATTACTTGAATTTAGTTTAGTTAAAAAACCAATGATTACTACTAATTGGAGTGGACATACAGATTTCTTAAAACCAGAATTTACAAATATGTTACCTGGTCAAATGACTAATGTTCATCCAAGTGCTGCTAATCAGTGGTTATTACAAGAAAGTCAATGGTTGTCAGTAGATCAAGGTCAAGTAGGCCATTACATGAAAGATGTATTTGAAAACTATAAAAACTATACTGAAAACGCTAAACGTCAAGCATATTATAGTAAAACAGAATTTAGTTGGGATAAAATGAAAGATAAATTAGATGAATATTTAACTAAATCAATTCCCGAGTTCCCAAAACAAATTCAACTTAAACTTCCTCAACTTAAAAAAATCGAGTTACCTAAACTTAAAAAAATAGATTAGAATCAAATGGATAAACAATTTAATGAAGAAAAACTCATTGAAATATTATTTCATGAAGATGTAAAAATACTAAAAAATAAAGGATTACAAGAATATTATTCTTTAGCTAATACCTTACTCACTGAATTTTTAAATCCTGAATTAAGTTATAATTATGAAAAAATTGTAAGAGATAGTGGGGAATTAATGTTTAAAATAAAATATGAAAATGATCCTTATTTTATTATAACATTAAAGAAAGGTGGAATAAATAA